AAAAGTTAGAAGGAGATGAAAATAATATGGCTGATGTTTTAGTAGCAAATAAATTAGAGTTTATAAAGTGGATATTAAACGAATTTGATTTTAATGACTTTACTAAAATACAAGAAGTTTGCATTGCATTTTCAAAAGACAAGGTAAAACTTTGTAAAACAAGTGATGAAATTTTAATAAAGAACGGTGCTAAAACAATATAATAATAAAAAATAATTAATAATTAAAAACAAACAAAGATGAATACACAAGAAATTAAAAGAGGAGAGTACAATGCTTATTATCCAATAAGTGAATTGAAAATGGCAACAGTAAATAGAGATACTGTAACAAAACACGCTGAAAATTTTAAATCAAAATTAAATGATTACGGATGGATGATGCCTGTTGTTGTATCTTCAAAAGGAGATGTTATAGAAGGACACCACAGAATAGAATCAGCTAAACTTTTAAAGCAAAAAACAGTACCAGCTTATATAATTGATTGGATAAATACTGATAAAGAAGCAGAACACTTAAGAGCTATTATAAGTTTAAACAATGGTAATAAAGCGTGGAATACATTAGATTATCTAAAAGCATATTCTACTGATTCGGAAGATTATAATATAGTTTATAAAAATTATTTAAGCAATCAAAATAATATTTCAGTTGGTAATATAGTCAATTGTTTTTTTGGTTCTAAAAGCAAATTATTTAAAAAAGGAAATTGTACTATTATAGATTATGATTTTTCTATTTACTTAATAAATAAGATTTCAAAACTTGTAAATAATTATGGAAAGCAAAACATACAAGCGTATTGTGTTAGAGAAATGATAAGATTTGCATTTGAAAAAGATGCTTATAAAGATTATGAAGCGCTTGATTTCTTATTTAAAGAATATGGTAAATTAGCAAAGGCGGATTCTCCAGCAGCTACTTCGATAGCAAGATTTAAACCCCTTATGGAATCATTATTGACAGAATTTAAAACATTAAGAAATGCAAATAAGTAACGAAGATAATATGAAGTTAATGGCAAGGTATGAAGATAATTACTTTGACTTGGCTATTGTTGACCCTCCTTATGGTATTGGAATAGATGGGCAAAAAGAAGGTATAAAAGATGGTGTTCAAATTAGAAAAGCACATACTTTTAAGGATTGGGATAATGAATGCCCTAATGAAGATTACTTTAATGAACTAAAAAGAGTAAGTAAACATCAAATTATTTGGGGTGCAAATTACTTTCCGCAGTTTTTAGAGAAAAGTAAAGGGTGGGTTGTTTGGTATAAGGGACAAATGGGTCTTACAATGTCTGATTGTGAATTAGCATATTCTAATATAAAAAACCCTACAAGAGTTGTAAATATACATAGAACACATATATGGAAGGACAAACCAATACACCCAACGCAAAAGCCTACTAAATTATACGAATGGCTTTTAATGAACTACGCAAAAGAGGGCGACAAAATTTTAGATACGCATTTAGGAAGTGGCTCTATTGCTATTGCTTGTCATAACTTAAAATATGATTTAACAGCTTGTGAATTAGATACAGAGTATTACAATGCAGCTATGAAAAGATTAAAACAACATCAACAACAATTAACAATGTTTTAAAATATACAATATGAAAACAGATTTAATAGATTACAACTTAAAAGAAGCAAATAAAATACTTGCAAACTTAGTAGAGTTAACAGGGTTTAATATTCAAGACAACAGTAGAAAACCTACACAAGCGTATTTAAGAGCCATTTTATATAAAAATTTAATTACTTTTAACTATATGAATGATAGACAAATTTCAAGTTGGTTTAAAACTCAAGGCTTAACCAAAGATAGAGTTAGTATATTACACGCAATTAAAAAGATAGACGTTTACTTTTTGAATTACCAAGGTTTCAGAAACGTTTACAATACGTACTATGATGATAGAATAGAAGAAAGTAAATCTTTAAGTTTAAAAACAAAAAAGACTAAAAAAAATAATAACTTTGCTCTACCTAATAACTTATTAATTGATGACCCTTTACAAAACTTAATTAATAAACTACCAATGGATAAACGATGGGAAATTTACGAGACTTTAAATTTAAGAGTAAAAAGCTGGAGATGGAAAAGTAAAGACCATTGTGAAATAATACAGGGTAGCGAAGGAATAAGCTCAACCGCTTTTTAAAATATACTACAATGGAATACTTAGACGAAATACTAGAGCGAATCGAAAGGGAAAAAGAAATACTTGAACAATGGGAGTCTAAAGAATAACTAACAATAAAAATAAATAAAATGAAAAGTCAAAGATTTATTTTAAATGATTTTGCGATGCACCTTGAAATCAACGGATACGCAAACTCAACAATGTATGATTACGCTAAAGTAAGAATACCTCAAATACTTTTAAGAGAAGATATATGTATCAATTATTTAATAGAAAACATACACCTTTTTGTCTATAAATATGACTCTTATGGAAAAGAGGCTGATTATGGCAATAGAAGCAATAGAGCCTACATAAATGCTTTAAAAAGGTTTAAACAATACGTATTTTTTGTGATGGTAAATAATGGATATGAATTTTAAACTATATAAATAAAACTTATAGTAAAGTTAAAAACTATAAGAAAATAATATAGTAAATTGATTAAATTGTCGTTTTAAAAGTATTATATAGTTACAGGTAATTATTTATTTATATTTAATATGTTTCAAAAGTTTTACCAAAAACAAAAAATAAAGATATATCGAAAAACATAAGCAAATAACTTTACTATATAATTAGGGCGGGAAGCTATGTTTATAAGTATTTTAAAATAAAACTTATATTTGTTGTATATTTATTGCAAATATATTATAAATGTTAGAAAAGATTTTTACTAGCCATAAGAAATGGATAAATACTACTATTAAATTTGGATGCTCTAAAGAGGAGGCAGAAGATATAGTAGGGCAAATGTACCTAATTATCGGTAAGATGCTTAAAAAGGGCTTAAATATAGCTTATGGAGATGAGGTTAACTACTACTATATATACCTAACTTTACGGACTACATTTTTACAAATGAAAAACAAACAGAAAAAAGAGAATAAAGCTTTATTAATTCAAGACATTGACAATACTATTGATTATTTTGATACCTTAGAAGCTGATACAGAAATTGACTTTAACAGAGCAGAAGATATTGTTTCAAATGAGTTAGACAAATTACATTGGTACGATAGAAGGGTATTTAATTTAATTGAAAACGGTATGACTTTGACAGAACTATCAAATAAAACTGGTATATATTACCACAGCTTATATAATACATACAGAAAAACAAAAACAAAATTAAAAGAAAATTTATTAGAAAAATATTAAATTATGAACAAATCAAAAATTATATATTTAACAAACGCAGTTGTAAAAAACTTAAAAGAAGTTATTAATTACGAAGTTAGTAAAGTGCTACGCAATGAAATAGAGAAACCAGAAGCAGGTTCTGTTGTGGTTTTAGGTGAATATACTGAACTACATAAAACAATAGTACAGGCCTCCGTGATTGAAGTATTAAGAGACATATTAAATGATTAAAAAAAACATTATGATTACAAAAAAAGAAATATTAGATATAATTAAAAAGGAACAACGTATTAACTTACATACTGAAAGATGTGTGCTACTTGAAAAGAATTACGAAAAAGTAGTAGACAATATTATAGAAAAAATTAACTTAAAACGTAGAGCCAAGAAATCTATGGATACGCTTAATTTTGAGATATGGAAGAAAGATAATCTTGTTAAAATCTATGGTTTATATTTTTCTAAATGTTATGATGATGTATTGACAGAAAAGCAAGTGAAAATTCTTTATAACAAATATAATAGTATGGTATTAAGTAAAGATACTAATATAATAGTATAGTATTAATTTTAAGTTAAACCATTATGACCTTTGCAATAGCATTAATTCTCGTTTTAAGTATGTATATTATTTGGAATGAAAGAAGACTTTAAAGATATGAAATTAGGAGATTTAATAGAAAGGATTACTCACTACACAGGCATACAATATTTAGTAAAAAGAATACTTGGTAATAATTGTGGATGTGATAAAAGACAAGAACAATTAAATGATATTCAATTATGGTAGAAGACAAAATTCAATGGGCAGAAATGCAATCAAGAATAAAACATACAATGACAAGAGCGGACTTTAAAATATTGTGTCAGTTACACGCTAAATATTTCAGTCATAAATATACAGAACCTTGTACGTGCAATAAAAGAATGATACGTAAATGGCTAGAACAAGTTGATAGTAAATTAAAATAATAGTAAGCCCCTAATAAAATAGGGGTTTTTTTGT